TGATGATGGAGATGTTTGTAAATTACTTAAATCAAGTGGTGATCATTATTTGGTTGAAAGAATTTTTGATGGCAGACAGTTTCTTATGGCGGAATATGGAATAAAATTTGTCAGGAAGGCTGAAATGTTTTGTGATAAGGACTTTTTACTATGAAGTTTAAGGTTGGTGATAAAGTAAAAATATTGGACAAAACTTGTGGTCCCATTAAAGGGCTACGATACTGTTTAAACAGAAGTTATGAGGGAGTAGAAGAGTTGATTCCAATGTTTGGAACTATTAAGAGTAATCAAATGAGTCATAAATATGGAGACCATTATAAAGTAGAAGTGGATAATTATGATCATAAAATATATAAGCATAAAGAATTTATGTTTTATGAAGATGATTTAATATTGTTATCACATGATTGGTTTGAGGATGGGTTGTTTGTTATTTAGAGAAGTAAAAGATTAGGTCTTTGCCTTTAGTCTTTGTGGTTATATGTTCATATCCAGATTTTCTTTCAATTAGCTTAGCTAGTTTTTTATAGAGTTTAACTCTACTGGCTCCGGATGCTATAAAATGAAAGTACTCTGGTTTCTTTTCTTTAATAAATTTCTTAAGCGCTTCACCAACACCAGCGAATACTTCAAATGCTTTTGATCCTACATCACCTTTTAAAGACCAAGGATCACGGGGATCAACATCCGCTTTGGTGAAGTATATTGACCAATCGTCTGTGAATAGTACATCATTTGCTAAAAATATCCACTCTTCACTGGCTGCTTTAAATCTTGACTGATAGGCTCCGGTTCCGGTAACATTTACAACTGGTACTTTTGTTTTGAATACTTCATTTAGGTATTTTTTAAATTTCATCATTACTATTTATATAAAGGAGAGTTAAAGTTTTGATACAAAAAGTAATTTGTGATATGGCGCATATATGTGGTGAAGCAGATGGATGCGATCATTCTTATCCACATGAAATAGAAATATTTGAGTCTAGTTACAGAGATAAAAATGCCAAATGCACGGATTGGGATGAATGTGAGTTCCATAGGGTTCGGTGTATACCTTTTGGAATTGACTTTGGTATAGAGGAGCTATTTGAATTATGAAGGTAACGAATTTAAGAAAATAAAGGGGGTTATTTATGGCTCGTATAACGATTGATGATTGCTTGAAAAAAGTTGAAAATCGGTTTTTACTTGTTAACATGGTGGCCAAACGAGTACAGCAGATGCGGGAGGGGTCGGATTATCTCGTAATTTCACCTAAAAATGAGGACATTGTTATCGCACTGAGAGAAATTGCAGCGGGAAAGGTTGTATGTCAGGCAAAGGAGAAATAGAATGATTCTTAAAACTCAATTACAACAACTAATGGCCATGATGATATTAATAATCATCACAGCCATTTTTGCGTGTGGTGGTATTGGTTTAGGTTGTTTGTTTAACTACATTACTACAGGTATTTGGTTTCTTTAATCTTCTGTGCTACTACTTCCTTTCTCTGCTTCTATTGATTTACGTCTTGTTTCTTCCACCGCTAATTGGTTACGTAAGTTAACTGCTGCTTGTCCTTTTGCTTGTTTTGATCTTGTCTCACTTCTGTTTATAACATTTATTATTGATCCTCTTGTGATTGTCTGTCTGTATAGAGGTGATATATCTTTAAAAGTTAAAGATACTTTACAAATAGTTGGATATCCACCCAACCAAGGTCCGGTCCAAGCAGCTTGAACTGCCATCAAAGCTGCTGTTGTGTAATTTATTGCTCTACCTGGCTCTGACCATACTTCAAAGTAGTATGGAAATTCAATATCTACATTACCCTTTGAACTCGCTGAAGAATATCTCATTAAATCTTGTACAACATCTACCACATCATTTTTAGGATTATCACTTTCTGTTATAAGGTTAAAATCTAAAACTAGTTGTCTTCTTTCTGAACCACCATAGTATAGAGGTGTATCAATTTTTATTTTTGGTATCGCATGTGATGCCACAGCATTATAAGCGCCCCTTACTAATGTCTCGGCTGCAGAGCCAAAGTTATCCATAGATGCTGTAAATACTTTTGAAACATCACCAACATTAAATTTTGATAACCCACCACCTAATGACTTAAGTTCGGCACCAAGCTTTGCTGCATCTCTTACTTTATTTGCAACTCTCGATTGTATTGAGTCATATTCATCCCAAGTGTGTCCTATATTTTCTGGTATTTCATGGGGCCCAAGGAAAACAAATTCTGCTCCATCAGCACCACCGGCAATTGATCCACCACGTCCGGCAGTTGTTTGGTCAGTTATTTTTTTTGCTTTCATGTGGATCCACATGGCATTTTTTTTCCAACTTGGACTTGACCAAGGTGTTAATCCATAAGGTCTTATTACTGGTTCTCCTGGTGGGAAAATGAATCCTTCTTCTGTCATTTAAAACATCTCCATATCATAATTTTTTGAGGTTATACCCCAGTTATCTACTTCGTCTGGAATTTGTGGTATCTCTCCACCAGCGCCTCCAGCGCCTCCACCAGCCATTCCCATGACCACAGCTTTACCACCTTCTTTTGCTGCTTTTGTCAGAGCATCTGCTGCTGCTTTATCCGCTTTTTCTTTTGCTAATATAGCTCTTTGTTCTACTCTTATCTCTTCTAATTGTGCTGCTCTTTGAGCTTCGGTTAATTGTTTTGGTCTGTTTGGCGTGTTTGGTACTGGTTTATCTTCATCTTCATCACTCCACCAATCCCATATTCCTTTTACTTTATCCCATAAACCACCAAAAATAAATTTTATACCATCGAATATAAGTGATAACAATTCTTTTATCATCGGCCAATGTTTTTCTACAAATGGTCCAATTACATTCCATAGTCCAATGAAAACTGCTGAAACAATATTCCATAAAACTTCAAATATCGTTTTAATAACTCCAAAACTGAAGTCAAACCACTTACCAATAAAATCTAATATTTTATTGGCTGAGTCAGCGCCTTCTACACCGAACCAACTAAGTATTTTATCAATAACCCAACCAATCATTTTAATTGGTATTTCTATAAATCCCATAAGCGCTGATTTTAAACCAGCACCAATAGAGTCAATTATACTACCACTTTCTCCATATTCTTTAATGAATCCTTTAATGAAATCTATGATACCAAACAATACTGCAATTGGCCAACCAAGAACTTTAAATCCAACTCTAAGTCCCATAAGTAAAGTCTTCGCGCCAGGTATTAGTTTGAAAAGCCACGCGAAAAATTTTCCAATTGTTTTAAGAAACTTGCCTACTTTTCCAGCACCGGACATTAATTTTCCAATACCTGGAAGCTTTGCGAAAAATGATCCAATACTTTTAAAAAATTCACCTATTCTACGTACTGCTTTCGCAACACCTGGAAGCTTCATAAAAAGACCTGTGATTGCTTTGACTGCTTTACCAAGTAGTACAAATGGTTTTAAAATTGCCGAAACAATACCACCTATTATAGCTCCAATAATAAGAAGTGCCATTGCTAACTTACCTTTAGGCATTTTATCCTTACCAAGTGCTGCAGCAAATTCACCTTTTTTATCTGCCCACCACTTTTCACCAAAACCAACTAATTTTCCCAGAAGTCCATGTGTTTCCTTTTCTGCTGCTGTGGGTTTTTCTTTGAAGCTTAAAATTGTACCTTTGACAAATTCAAATGCACTACTAAGAATTGATTTGGCTGCATCATAAACAGCTACAACGGGACCCAATACTTCTTTAACATGACCAACAACAGCACCAAAAATATCATTCATTTTTGAGAATATATGTGTGCTTAGATTTTGCCAAATAAAAGCACCCGCTCTCATTGTTCCGGTAAATTCTTTTCTTGACTCTTTCTCACCTTTTTCTTCATCATCTAGTAACTCTTTACCTTTTTTTGCATTTTCTGCTTCTTGATCTGCTGTTTTTGATTTTTGATCTGCTTCCTTTTTAGCTTGCGCAGGAGAGCCTTGGGCACCAATGTGCTTCATTATAGATTCTACGCTCTTATTAAGTTTTTTTATTTCTTGTTCTTCTGCCATAATTACAACAAAAAAGGTCTCAATTTTCGAGTCTTGAGACCTTTTGATCCTTTAGCTTAAAGCTAAGCGAACTCCTTTATATTTTTGCTTGTTCATATGATTTTGCTTCTTCGAGGGCTTCCTTTATTAACAAGTCAACATAAAATGATCTTTCAAATTCTGCCATGTTATTTGATTCTGAAATACTTATATGTGATCGTCTTGATAACATATATTGTTCTTGAATTATATTTTCATAATTCGTTTCCCACATTTTGGTTAGAAAAAAAAAGCGCTATCCATAGGAATTTCAATTTTTTCAGGATGACCACAGTGGAAACATTTCAGTTCGGTTTTAAAGTCAATACCAAAAAAGTTATCATTATACCAATTTCTTAATTTTTCAAACTCACTTGTTGGTATATTTTCTACTAAGTACTTTTTATCTCCTAATGCTAATTCTGTTTCTTCTCCAAAATCAGGAGTAGTAACAGAATCAATACCCAATGCTGTGGTATATATTTGCATTTCAGCAGAACTTTGAGTTTGATTTAACCCTCTAAATACATTTGGTTTAATTTGTTTTTGTTCACCACGTGTTACATGTTTTAATTTTATCTTTATACCATTACTCAATTCAACTTCTGTATTTTCTTCTGGATTTTTTGCTATAATTGGTAAATCATCAAGGCTTAATTTTATTAAACTTTGGGATTCACACTCTTTACATTTATTAGTAAATTCTAGCACTTCTCCTTTTGACTTTTTTCTAATTTGAATTATAAAGAAAAATCTATCTTCGAGAAACATTGTATCTGGATTATATCCTTCTGTTATTATAGACATTCTTATCAGTTCATCTATAGCTTCCTCTTGAAGAACTGGATTCAATTCGTTTTCATAAGTCAAAAGTTTTTTAAGCTGACCTGTTGTGATTGGTTTAAATTCTATTCTTTCACCAGTCCCAGGTAACTCACATGTAAAATTATAAACATTTAAGTAATCACGAAATTTTGCTTGTTCTGACATTTTTCACCTCACCTATTTTTATATTATCCTGCTGTATTAGATACACCACCTGTTTCACTGAATGATAGAGTATGATAGATATAACTAAACGTTACATCAAATGTTACTGTATCTGCTGATGAATAATCTAAAGCTATTGATCCAATATCTTTAGGCCATGCGTGGTGCATTGTAAATTCAAGTATAACTTGTCCATCATATCCAACCATTTGTAACTTTTGGTCTACCATATAGTTACTTGAAGTTTCTCTTAAATTTGTTGATGGATCATGGATAAAGTTTGACCATCTTTCAAATAGCATTCTTATTTTTGCAGATATATCAACATTGAAATTGACTGCTAAATCACCATAAGTACGTTTACCTGCATACTTATAATCCATGCCCTGCCAAGCCAATGTATCCTCTGCTAATGTAGTTGTTGGAACAGTTGCGGTTTTAACTAAGTAAATTGCATCTGTTGTAGTTACATCTGCAGTTATACCCGCTGGCCATGCTGGTCTAAAGTAGAATAGTCCGCCTTTAGCTCCATCACCAAATTTCGATTTAAATTTTTCAATATTGAAAGCATCTACTTCTGGCATTTTGTTTTCTCCTTATTTTATTAAGGGGACAGATTCTGTCCCCTGTTTTTATTACGCTGGTGCCTGAGCGGCTACTAGTTCTGTAAATGATGCTCCAGTTTTGGTAGCGATCAAGTTAAGTACTATAAACTCAGCTGCTCTAGTAGGCTTGATATAAATGTCACACCATAACTCATTTCTATCAATTCTTTCTGGTGTGTTATTTCTATCATCACAAACTATCAAGTAGTCAAATATTCCTCTTCGAGCTTTAACATCTCTAAGGAAAGGATCAATCATATTAATAATTTGTAGTCTTGTGAAAGAGTCATTTGGTTCAAATAGGAAGTATGATAAAGCAGTCGAAACTGATTTTCCTATAATCATAAAAAGTCTTCTTACATTAATTCTGTTAAATGCAGAGTTCTTATCAAGCATATCTTTTTGACCCCAGATTACTTTTCCTTGTCCGGAAAAAGACACGATAGGATTCAAACCATTTTTATATAGAATATTTCTTTCACCAAGTGTTGGGTTCCAAGCTAGCTTTCTAACATTTTGTAGAATAGCTCTGTTGAGTCCCGCTGGTGCGAACCATGGATCACTTACATCATCTGTGTTTGCAAAAATTCCCGCGGCATATCCCGAAGAAGGTACCCAACGATATATTGCGTTCCATTTATCATATACATTTAACCAGTTAGCATAAAGTGCTGCATAACTTGAATTTTCATTTAAGTTATATATAGCACCAGTTCCAATTCTAAAATCTCTACAATCGGTTGCTTCATTCCCTCTGTTATTTATTACTAATGATTTTGGTACATCAAGTACTGCCATAGCATCTTTTCTAGTTTCACTGATACAAATAAGTGATTGTTGGACAGTTGTTGATTTACCACCATCAATGAATATGTTAACATCTATTGTTTCTGGGTCTTGGTATAGTTCATATGCTTCTATAATATCAGCATCTGTAACTGTATCACCTTGGTCTCTTACTCCGCCTCCCATATTTACATAATCTACTGTGTAAACTGCGCTCATATCTTTGTTGTCCATACCACCGGCTTGGGATACGGCTTGTCTGATATATTGGGATACCTGATTTATCCAATTTGGTCCATATATATTTGATCCACCATCATCTATTTCTCTTGGGTCCGTTGATACCAAATGACTTTCGACAACTTGATAAGGAACTGGACTCTTATTTAAATCTTCTTGTTGGGCTGCTCTAACTATGACTAAGTACTGTTTCAATCCGGTATCATCTACATTAAATGCCTTGTCAATATCAGCTACGTCGTCATATAGAGTTGCTGAAATACCCAATGTTGCAGCGGATGTTCCTCTTCTTACTCCATCGTAAATATCTCTACCAACATAAGCTAACTGTAAATAATCTCCCCAGTCACCTCTGTCTTTTGCTATAAATGAAAACTGAGAACCAAAATCTGGTCTCCCTGGATCAAACACAGTGCTTTCATCATTGAACTCATCCGAATCTTCTGAAGCAAAATCACTTAATTGATAAGCATTTCCAGAAGTATACGGTGTTAGTGTTCCAGCAGATGCTGCTGATCCATATACACCAGCAAATGTAGCACTTGGTGCTAATGCTCTTGTGCAGTATAGATTTATACCATATTTTAGGAATCCTATGCCTGAAAAAATATCTTCATAGGAAACATTTTCTGGTTCACCGAAAATTTCGATTAACTCATCGACACTATTAACTAGTTGTCTTTTAAGTTCTGGACCTTTCCACGAGTTTCGTAATACTAATACACCTATGGAGGTCGCCACAGCTGGAATTGTAGTAGATAAGTCAATCTCGTTGACATCTACCAATGGGCTTAAGTATAGTGCCATTTTTTTCCTCCTTATGCCTGGTGTTTTTAGCTCCAGGCAAGCCTTTAATTCACTTTACTATTTATATTTATACTTATTTATCTTTTTTATTTATACTATAAGAAAATAGTCATAACTAAAATTGGCTGTACATTCAAGTTGAGTGTCGCCCTCTCTTTGGCTTAGTGATACTTCAGCCAGAGATAGCGGCCAAATAGATATGAACCTTAATTCCATAATATTCTGTCTATAGTTATCTGTTATTGCTAGAGATGCGTCAACAGAATATTTTTTATGGAGTTCGGCAATTTTTTCAAAGTTATCATTGTAGTACATCATCCAATTAGCTATTGTTTGCCAGTTGAAAAATAATGAATCTACTACAAAGCTTACAGTCCATTGTTCAAACATTAATGGACCCTGAGCATGTTTTGTTTTATTTGTTTGATAAGATAGCTCTTCTTCTGCGAATGAGATAGCTGGCACAACAGTTGAGAATATATTGAGTATCAATGGATTCATAGCATTGATAGTTGGCTCTGTTGGAATCAACGGAAACAATAACTGATAATTACTTGGTGTTGCTTTGCCTAAATTTACTAATCCACTTTCTGCGCAAACCAATGCCATTATGTTACCTCCGTGCAATCTCTATCTTCTTCATCGCCATCGCCATTATCCGGTTGTTCTACACATCCTGGTGGGAAAAGTCCACCAGGATCATTACCATCACTGCCATCCTGGGTACATTTTATTTCTGGTCCTAGTTCTTCCCATTTATAAATGAGGTCACCATCTTCATCATAACATCCACAAAGAACATTACTCACGCCACCGGAAGCAGCAGATGTAGTAGTTGTCAATGATGTAGCTAATGCTTCTGGTGTGAAACTGTATTTTGTGTAAATACATTTTATTAAATCATCGCCACTTGTGCTTGGTTTAAATAACCAAGCTTGAGCAACAAAATCAAGAGTGTAGTTAATTACTCTATAATCTTCATCAGACATATCATGACTTATTTCTGGTGTGCAGCTTTGGAAAATAACCTTAACGTTAAACTCAATGTTTAACTCATCTATTCTTAATCTTATAAAAATTTCAGGAGTAAAGAACGGTAAAATTTGTTCTAGTATTTGATCTATGTCAGATAAATAAAGGGACCAAATGTTCATTGTAAAAGTAAAGTTATATGGCGCAGGTGCTAAGAATTTTTCATATGATCCACCATCAGGATCGGTACTTGTGCACATTTCAAAAAACTTATTAACTTGTCTACCCGCATCGAAATCAATTGTAGTCAACCACACAGTTATCATTGGTAGTACTTCATCGTCTTTACGTTCTTGTAACCAATACCAGAATTTTTCTTTAACTGAAAGCTTTATTGGAACATGTATAAGTTCTCTTATACATCCATCTGGTTCCAATCTCTTAATTTCTATGTCATTAAACGCATCCATAAACTGAATGATTAGTTTTCTAATGACTTCATAGTAGTAAAAACCTTTCATTCCTCACCTTTTACCTTTTGAATGGTTCCCTCTGGATGTTCTGGTGGTGCGTAGATTGCATAAAGCTTAAGGTCTCCATTTCCAGTATTAATTACATTGTGTTCTGATCCCTGTGGAATTATAAAAGCGGTTTTAGATTGAATCGGAAACACTCTACCATCTATAATTGCTTTACCCTTACCACCTTCAATTCTTATGAATTGATCACCACTGTCATGTGTCTCCATCCCAATATCATTTTCAACAGACATTAAAACCAATTGCATGTTAGATGTAGTATAGAGCACTTTACGGAAGTTTGTATTTTCAAGGGTTGATTTTTCTATATCCAGATCAAATCCATCTGGATCATCACTTTCATCTTCTTCTTTAAGCATATCACCAAGTATCATATAGAAATGTTCTTCAAACTCATCTACCTCTATTCCTAATTTATCCGCTAGAGCGTGAACTTCTTTATCCTTAGGTTTGGGATTCTTTTTTAAGAACTCTATGATTTTAGCATGGAGTTCTTTCATTTTTCCTTCCATAAATAGTTGTAATCTCATTTATCACCTTTATATTCTTGAGTAGATTTTGATACTCTTTGTTTATCTTTTATATAGAAATTTAACATATCTTTTACGCTTTTTCCTTCAATTTCCATGTTTCTTTTTCCAGGAGGTCTCTTTTTAAATACTTTGCTAAGTACAATTGATGGAAACTGTATAATTAATGGTCTTGCTGATGGCAAAAGATTATACCATTGATATATAATACCTTCAATTATCAATTTTTTACCGGATTTCATATTTGGTTCTATACATTCTTTGTATGCTTTTTTCCAGAAATCTAAAGGTTCAATGCTATCACCCTTTAATTTTCTAAATGTTTCATGTGTACAATCATCTGTATGAATTACGGGTATATTATATTTTTTTTCAAGACTGTGTGCAAATGTTGTCTTGCCGGTACCTGGTAATCCCATAATTAGTAATTTATTATATTTGCCGGAAATAAATTCATCAAGGTCATATGATGTATTTTTTGAAATGTTTTCTTTTAGATAGATATTAAACTTCATATTTAATATCCATATACTGAGGTATCAATTCCCTCATAAGCTTCTATTTTATCACTTTCTTCTTCTAACCACTCATTGTCACCAAAGGCTGTAAGTGGTTCTGTAAATGTATCAATATCTTTATTAGTTGGGTCTCTGAATCCTCTAAATGGTTCCTCAGCACCAACAGTAGTTTGTATTCCAAC